CATACTGAAGATTATGAACTAATACTTATAGATAATGATTCTGGAGAAGAAACTAAGAAATATCTTGCAGGTTTGGAAAGTGCAATACTTATAACAAATAAGGAAAATATGGGAGTACCCTATAGTTGGAATCAGGGTATTAAACTTTCTAAATGTAATTATATTTGTTTTCTAAATAGTGATTGTGTGGCAACAAAAGATTGGTTAAAAAAGTTAATGAATACTTATAAGGAAAAACCAATTGCTGGAATTGTGGGGCCGATAACTTCTTTTGCTGGAGAGATTCAGACTAACAAAACAGTAATGAGATATAGATATGCTATGAGTGAAGAGGATATGAATGAGTTTGCCAATAGTCTAAAGGAAGGATATGTACCATTTGTAGTTGCAGGATTTTGTTATTTAGTTAAAAAAGAAATTTTTAACTTAATTGGAGGCTTTAATTATAAGAGATTTAAACTTGGCAATACCGAAGAAAATGAATTTACTTGGAGAATGGAACATTTGACACATTATAGAGCTTACTTATGCAAGGCTTCGTATGTTCACCACTATGGACACCAGACATTTCGGGGACTTGGAATTGATCCAGGTCGTTATAATTCAACCGAAAGATACAAATGGGAAAATGAAAAACGTCACACTGAATGTAAAAAATTTGATATAAGCGAGGTTAAAATTGAAGACAATTACATTGGCTTGTAAGGATAGACCCGATTATACTTTAAAAGTACTTAACAGTTTAAAAGAACAGAATAAAAAATTAGATGATTATAAATTATATGTCAATATTGATCCTGGGTGTAAGGAAGTTGAAGATATTTGTAAGAAAGTAGATTTTATTGAAACCGACATTAAAATACTACAGTTAAATGAGTCAAATATAAGAAAAAGAATAGATAAAAATACTTACGATGTAATGGAAAGGACATTTAGCGATGGTTCGGATTTCAACCTGTATTTGGAAGACGATGTTATTATGTCCCCCGACGCTTTGGATATAATGGATTGGTATGCAGGACAGGATTTAACAAATATTGCCTTATTGTGTTTATGCAACTTGTGGGATAGAACAAACCAACCTGATGAGAATTTAGTTTATAAAGTAAGGTGTGCCTGTGGCTGGGGATTTATAACAAGTAAATTTCAATTTGAGAAATACTGTAAACCAGCATGGATTACAAAACCAAGTTGGGATAAGGCTGTAGCAAATTATATTAGAACATTTGAGGGAATATATAATTTAGTACCACAACTTTCAAGAACTTCCAATATAGGTGCAAAGGGAACAGATAAAGGGGCTTGCTATAGAATGTTTATGATTGGACATAAATATAACAAAATCAAAGGCAAAAAATTTAATTACTATTTGCAAAATAAAGTAAGAGTATTTTAGATATGTTAAGAAAGATTAATTGTAGAGATATTACAAAAATAGATATAGGCTGTAAAAATATTAAAAAAAAAGATTATATAGGAATTGATATAAAGGATTTTGGACAAGAAATTATTTGGGATGTAACACAGGGCTTACCATTTCCAGATAGTTCAATTGAAAATATATACTGTAGTCATTTTGTTGAGCATTTGGGAGTAGAATATATACAGGATTTTATGATAGAAGTTTACAGAATTTGTAAAAAGGGCGCTGAGATAGAAATAAAAGTTCCACATTCTGATACCATTGAATCCTATTATTCCTGTCATTTAAGCATGTGGAATGAAAATAGGATTAAAGGAATACTCCGGGGATTGCAACATGCTTATAAATTTGAAATAAAAGAAATGAAAAGAGTTGGCATAGAATTGCAGATAATATTAACAAAATGCTAATAGCAACCATAATAACTTATAACGACTGGCCACTTATAAAAGAATGTGTAGAATCGATAACCGGCAAAGTCGATAAAATCATAATAATAGATGGCAAATTTAAGGACTTCCCCGGGGATGATGATTATTCAAGAGGTGAAAGTCTTAAATATCTTTTAGGATTAAGCAAAGATGATAAGTTTGAAATAATCCTTGCCGGTGGACTTACAGAAGTTGAAAAAAGAAATGTTTATTTAGAGCATTTAAAAGACGGTGATATTTGCTTAAACATAGATACCGATGAAATGCTAATTAGAGATATCCCGGAACTTACCACCGACATGGGAATTATTATGATAGGTGAACAGGGAGATTCCAGAAGGCACAGGCGCACAATAAGGTTCTTTAGATTTAGAAAAGGCTTACATTACTGGGGAAAACATTCACTATTACTTAATAAAGATAATAGGGTATTTGCACACCTTGATAAAGTGGGTAATGGTTATACTAGCCAGAAAATTATAGAATTTGAGTTTCTACACAATAACCATAAACGGAGTTATAATAGGATTAATGATAAAAAAAAGTATTACCAAATTTTAATGAAAAGTGAGGCCAAGATAAATGAGCCAATTACTTGATGAACTTATAGTTTTAATTGAAGATGAGGTAGATGAAGATTTTACAGATGGCGAGCTTATAATTTACCTAAACAAATATAGGAACTATTTAGATGAGATATCCTTGACTGCTGAAAATGATGATTATCTTGTTTGGTTGTGCAATTATAAATATCTTGATAATAGGATATTAACAGATGGCACTAACAATTTTACTGAAACCACAGATTATATCGCAGATGATATTAACGGGATTTATACTTTTAATGCAGCACAATCCGCAGTCTACATAAAAGCCAATTATTACGATTTATATAAAACAGCTTCTGACATCTGGCTGGTAAGAGCAGCGAGGGCAGGTTTTAATGGTAGGGTAAGGTTGGGAGATGAAGAACTCCCTGCGGACAAATATAATAAATCTTATTGTATAGGGAAATATTGGGATTTAAGACCATCAGATTCTAACGAAATGGAAAGAGGATAAATGTCTTTAGTAATAAGTACCAGAAATCAGCAAACAAATATAATTGCACAAAACCCAGCTTCAATTGTAATTACCCGTACTTCTAAAGCTAGCGATGGGGCAGGTGGTTGGATAACTAATCCACCCGAAGTATTAACCAGCCAGGATATAAGGATTTATTTTAAACGTACCCGAGTCCTGGTAATTGACGAAGGCGGTTATCATTCTATAAGAGTAACACAGGCTATTGCAAAATGGGATGCTAGGGTTAAGAAAAAAAGTTCAACCAATGAGGATAAGTTTACTTTTGACGGTAAGGCTTACCGGATATTTGACGTTATAGACAGGTACGTTAAGGGTTCGATTGTATTTAAAGAATTAGAATTAGAGGAACTATAATGTTAAAGGGAATGGGTCAAGTATTCAATAATTTAGATAGATGGTATCAGCAAAAGATGGCAGGCGTGCAAGGAGTAGGTACTATAATTGCAAGTCAAGCAGCTGCAAAATCTAAAGCAGAACATCTGTGGCAAAACCGTAGTTATCATGCAGAGCAGGGTCTATATGGTAAATTTAGGTGGGAAGGAACGCAGGGAATTATCGAACATGGCCATAGGGTTGATTATGGCCCAGCTCTGGAAGTGGCACATGATGGGAAATACGGAATCTTGGAAAAAACCTTAAATTCACTTAGGCAGGAATTTTATAATAGGGTAAAACAAATAATGGAGAGTAAGATTTGAGAACAGCTTTATATCAAAAATTATGTGAAATAGAAGAATTTGGAAACAGGGTATATCAACCCTATACAGCCCCCGAAAATCCTACCACACCTTACGCAGTGATTAAGATGATGGGGGAAGATCCGGCACTTGATAACAAGCAGGGTTCTATCTGGTCATTTTCGGTTTTTATATATGTAAGCCCGGACAGTTTCGTTTCATTAGATGATTTAGTTGTATTGGTTAGGCGTAAACTGCATAACGTAACTTTAGCTACCGATATCTATGATGAAGACCAGTTTATACCTGAATATATAAAGACCCTAGAGGATTACCACGATGATGTAAGAAACCTATTTTCTAAAAGGATAGACTTCGATATCGGGGGAGCAAGAACATAAGCTAAATTAACAATTAAATATTTCAAAAATTAAAGACATCTTTTTAGATGTCTTTTTTTATATACAAAAACAAAATAAGAAAAGGAGAATGAAATGGCATCACCTACAGAAAGTATACTATACGGAATTAGGCAAATAAGACTCGTAAATCTACTTGCCACAGGAGCACCAGATGCATCGGCAATCACTTATGATATAGATACCCCCCAGAGTGCGTCATATAGTTTTATCTATATTGATGGTGAGGAACAGGTACATCGTGGTGGAGATGATATTTGCGCACTGATTAATGAAGACGATAAGTTTGTGGGAGTAAATTTCGATATCATATTTGCAACGCTAATGAATGAAGTAGATGGCGTAATTTGCGGAGGTGTATCAACACCTGAAAATGAACAATGGGAATCACCCATTAGCGATGCTGAAGAAGCATATCCATTTTCAATGATTATATGGATTGCAAATTACACTAAAAGCGACAGGGGAAGCATTCAGGATGGTTTCAAAATGCTTACACTTCCATTCTGCAAAGGTAAAAGGACAACCGATACTAACGCTGATAAGACTTTTGGAAAACCTGCTTACGCTATAGAGGCAAGAAATAATGAAGCTGATAGCGAAGCTATATTGCCTGCTATTAAATATGAAAAAGTTGCATCAATAGTATAAAAAATTAAATAAGGAGAAAAAATTGGAAGACAAAAAAATAACTTCTATCGGAGATTTAGATAATCTCAAGAAAGGTGAAGTTGTAGAACTCCCCCCATTTGATGAAAGCACTTCATTTACGGCAAGGTTAAAAAGACCAGCACTACTTACTTTGTGCAAAAACGGGACAATACCGAATACGCTACTTGCAACCGCACAGAAAATATTTGAGGGTGAAAAAAGTGGAGATATAAAAAGCTATAGTGAAGTATTGCACGTAGTTGCAAAAAGTGCGCTAGTGGAACCTAAATATGAAGATGTGGCAGACATACTGAACGATGAACAACTAACCGCGATATTTAATTATACCCAGACGGGGGTTCTGGGACTGCTTCCCTTTCGTAAGCTCAGAGAAAAAATTGAAGAGTTTAAAAAGAATCGCGATAGTGGCAAGGGAAAATAACGAGAAAGTATCCGACCTATTTGAAATTAAGGATACATACACATCTTTTTGTTTAGATGAACTTTGCTCATATCTCTACAGTATGAGGGGAGAATTAACCTATATTGAAAAGATTATAAAGCAGAATGAAGGATTTATGAAACTATCAGATAAGGTGAAAAACTAATGGCTTTTGGTAATATTGGGACAATCTGGGCTGAAATAGGACTTAATACTGCAAAACTGCAAGCAGGAGTGTCAACTGCTAAACTGCAATTGTCTGCACTTGACCGTCAGGCAATGACCCAGACTGCCTCCATAAATGCAAAATTAAATAAAATAGGTGCAGGACTTACATCTGTTGGCAAAAATATGTCAAAATTTGTAACCCTGCCACTCCTGGCGGTGGGTGTTGCTGCCACTAAAGCAGGTATGGACTTCGAAGACGGTATGACAAAATCCCTCGCTATTATGAATAATGTTACCCCACAGATACGCAGCCAAATGGAACTAACCGCTAAAGATGTTATAAAATATACTACTTTCAGCGCTAAAGAAGCAGCAGATGCTTACTTTTATCTGGCTTCCGCTGGACTTGATGCAGCACAATCTATTGAAGCATTGCCAAGAGTTGCTAAGTTTGCACAGGCAGGTAATTTTAATTTGGCACTTGCTACCGATCTACTTACTGACGCACAGTCAGCTTTGGGTCTTACCATAAGAGACGATGTTGTAAAAAATATGGAAAATATGACCCGTGTATCTGATGTACTGGTAAAAGCCAATACCTTATCAAATGCTACGGTACAGCAATTTTCAGAGAGCCTAACAAATAAAGCAGGCGCAGCTATGAAAATGCTGAATATGGATATTGAGGAAGGCGTTGCAATGTTAGCTGCGTGGGCTGACCAGGGCGTTAAAGGTTCAGAAGCAGGTAACTACTTAAATATAGTCTTAAGGGATTTACAAAGAGCGACTATTGAAAATGAAGAAGTATTTAATAAGTTTAACATAAGCGTCTTTGACTCGTCTGGAAATGTGCGCAATATGGCTGATGTCATTGGTGATTTAGAAACAGCCTTAGACGGTATGAGTGATAAGGAAAAAAGAGCAACACTGATGACGTTAGGTTTTCAGGATAGGTCAATTTCAGCAATGATGTCCCTACTTGGAACCTCTGATTCAATAAGACAATACGAAAAAGATTTAAGAAGCGCTGCCGGATATACCGATGAAGTAGCTAAAAAACAAATGGAGTCCTTTACTGCACAGATGAAACAGTTAAAGAATGAACTTATAAATGTAGGAATATCCATATTTGATATATTAAAGCCAAGACTTGAAAGTTTAATTGAAGCAATTAAAAAAGGAATAGACTGGTTTAATAGTCTTACAGATAGCCAAAAGAAACTAATTGTAAATTTTGGAATATTTGCTGCTGCCATTGGGCCAGTACTTATAGGGCTTGGTTCTATTACTAGAGCAGTAGTTACTCTTAGAACCGCAATGCTTTCTTTGGCTGTAGCTACAAAACTAGCCTATGGTGAACTAGCATTAATAGGCGCTTTGATAGCACAACTTGGCATACAGGCTGTTACATATACAGATGGAATTAAAAAAGCTAAAGAGGGTACACAAAGTTGGGGAGAAGCACTTTTTAATTTAATTCCAGTTTTCGGCCCTGCTATTTACGCTTTAAGAAGAGCTATGGAAGGTACTGAAGAACTCACGGAAGCTCAAAAAGAATCCACCAAGGCAAATATAGCAGCATTTGACCCTATGAATATTTTTGAGAAGCAACTGGATAAGACTACTATTACTGAAATTGAAGCTAAAATTGCAGCCGTTGACCATGAAAATGCTATACAGGGATTAATGACGCAATATGATCTTACAGAAGAAGCAGCAGAAGAATATTATAATGAAACAGAAGAAGGCACTGGCATAATAGAAGACCAGACAGAATCAGTTGATGACCTGCGGAGTTCTTTTAATAGTCTTATTAGCACCTTATTTGATGGCATTAATGCTTCAAATGAGTTACAGGAAGCAGAATGGGAGCAAATAGCGGCACAGAAAGCAGTTAATAAATTAATCAAAGATGGTAAAGAAGGAACGCAGGAATACGAACAGGCAATAAATGACCTTGATAGTGCAAACCAATCTGTAATTGAATCCCTTTATGGAGTTTATACATCTACCTATACTACAAAAGAAGAGCAGGAAGAAGCACGTAAAAAAGCTTTAGAATATGGTCAGCAATTAGTTATTTCTGGTCAATGGGGAGAAGATGCTTTTATAGAAATGGCACAGCAATTTGGACTTTCTGGTAATGAGATAATCCTAAAGGCTCAAGAATTAGGAATTAAACTTGATGAAGCTACTAAAGACAGATTAGTTAATATTGATGTTGATATTAGTAAAGCCGAAACCAATATTGAAAAAATACAAAGAAAGATTAATAGCGTACAGGGTAAATCCGTAGAAATTATAACTCGTATGATTACTACCTATGCAGGTGGCGGCATAGTAAAAGCTATGGCCGGTGGGGGAGTGGTAGGTAATGACGGTGCAAGACAACCAATACTATCCGCTGCTTATGGAATGGTTACTCCCCAGACAGGTAGGGTAATACCAGTATTAGCACACGAAAATGAAATTATCGCAAATACCAGTCAACAGAGAAATTTAGCTGAATGGATAATGGGTAAGGCAAATACCAGACCCAATACAACAATTAGCAAAAATGAAGTAATACTCCATATTCCCTTAAGTTTAGATGGCAAAATTTTATACGATGTATGGGAAAAATATGATTTAAGGGAAGGGGCAAGGAAAGTCAAATGAGCATGAATCCACAAAAAATATTACTTGGAACTGTTGAACTTTCAAGGGTAAATAGAACTTTTAATATGCAACCTTTACCAATAGAGGAAATTGTTGAATGTGAAGATGGTTCTGAAACACAATACTATGTAGGTATTAAAAATATATTTAATATAACTTTTGAAAAGCTACCCGCAAAAGACGCAAATACATTGGATTTAAAAGCTGGGCGCAATAGTGTAAAGGCTAAATATGATGAGCATACTTTTTTTATCTTGACTTTATATAATGAAGATGGGGCAGTCAAAACTTATACTGTCAGATTTGCAAGTTATAGTGAAGAAGCCTTACGTCCCTGGGCTGGCGATAGCGATTGGCGGTATAATATAAGTTTTTCACTAAAGGAGACATAAATGCAGACCATAACATTACCAGCAAGAACAGCATTTGATACTTCCCCTATTAAGCGTAAATATAAATGCTTTATAGACTGGATAACTAAAGGCGATACTCCTGGAGTAGTTACTGCTGGTCAGTGGGATTCAACTTATTTTGCTAAAGAGAATGTAGCCAATGATGAAACTTACGCAAGATTTAAACCATTAATACTTTCCGATTCAATGAGACTTGGAAATAATGTAAGGCTTCTTTCAAATAAGTATGAAAATGGCTGGCTTGGTGCTAATCGTTCAGATGAGAATGGGGAATTTGTAGATATTGAAATTGCAGATAGTTATAGTGAGAGTAATTATAATGCTTGGTTTTATTATTGTTCTGGAACTGAAAAAGGTTCTCAATCTTTTATTGGCAAATCAGGAAATCTTACTAATTGTAAATGGTATTTAAAAAAATATGGTAATCCCACAGGAAATGTTGTTGCTAAATTATATGCACATTCTGGAATTTATGGAATAAGTAGCAAGCCAACTGGTGCGGTGTTGGCTACATCAAATACTATTGATATCACAACACTATCTACATCTTTTAAGTTAATAACTTTTAATTTTGAAGGTGCAGAACAATATGAATTAGTAGAAGGCACTTATTATTGTATAGTAATAGAATTTTCTGGAGGAGATTATCCTAATAATTTTTTAATGGTTGGAGTAGATGATTCTTCTCCCACACATTTGGGAAATATAGCTGATTATTATAATGGGAATTGGGATTTGTGGCCTGGATATGATTTTATTTTTTATGTCTATGTCTATAATTTTGGTGCTGCTGAAGTTATCTCAGAAATTTATACAAATACCATATCAACAACCCATTTAACAGTATTCGGTAGCCAGTATAACTACCCTGTTAATATGAATTTATACTACAGGGATTCCACCAATACAAACTGGGTTTTATGCTCAAGTTATATAGGACTTACAAGTTATATAACAGTTTATAAATTCCCAGTTTTAACTACTATTAAGGGCTGGAAAGTTGAAATAAATAAGATTAGTCTTGCCGATATGCTTGCTTGTATTGTAGAGGTTATGATAGGTTTTAGGGAAGATGTTTCAGGAGATTTAACAGCTAAACCAATGGAGATTCATAAAGAACTTGAATATTCCGGGGCTTCGGTTTCGATAGGGAATATCAGTGCAAATACCTTGAGATTAAAATTAGTAAATACCAGTCAAAAGTATAATCTAGATAATGAAGATTCTTATCTTTATCCTTACTTAAAATATAACAAGATAATCTATCCATATATCGGGATTGACTTAGGAGATAGTATTGAATGGTTTGCACAGGGTAAGTATTACCTTAAAGAGATAGACCCAAAACCTGATATGACTGTAGAATTTTATGCGGTTGATAGAATGATTTTAATGAATGAAGAAGATTTTGAAAGTTCATTAGTTTATGAAAATTATACAAAATCTGAACTACAACAAATACTCGTAGAAGATTTTGGACTTGGTGCAACAGAGCATGACATTGAGGCAACAATAGACGAAATACCCTATGCTTATTTTACACCGAGAAAATATGCTGAAAATATTAAGAGATTAGAATTATCCGATGGGGGAGTAGCATTTTTTGATGAACTTGGAATATTTAATTCAAAGACTAGAGGTTGGACTGAAAGTGGAGTAGCGGCTTATTATGATGACAGTAACATAAAAAAGGATTCTGCTTCATCTCCTGTTATATCCAACAGTATGAAAAATTATATAAGGATTAAATCAAATCCACTCTATGAGCAGGTACAGGAAGAAGTTTACAGTTTAACACAAAACATAACAATACCGGCAAATAGTACAAAAGATGTGGCTTGTTACTTTAATAAGAAACCATGCCTTGATATTGTCAATGCAACTTTTACACAGTCAAGTACACATATAACAATTACAGCACAATCAAAGTATAGTTTTGCAACATTTCTAACTTTTTCAAATTCCGCTGGTGCTGATGAAGATATTTTAACAATTGAGATTCAGGCAAAACCTTTGGAGGCAACTGGTGCAAATGAGGTTGTATCTCAAGACGCTGATTTAATATTTATATATGGCAAATCAGAATATTTAATAGACAATGAATTTATTCAGGATATGACTTATGCGCAGGAACTAGCTGATGACCTACTTGCAGATTATAAAGACCCTGAAGCATTAGAAATTGAAATTGAAAGCCCATCAAGACCTTATCTGCAACTAGGAGATACTGTAAATGTACAAATATCTAAATTAAATATTGGAGGATAAATGGTTACTGAAATAAGAGTTAATGCAACAAAACTTGAATTTGAAGATGATGAACTGGCTACTTTTAGAACGCTGAAAGAATTAGATGACGCTGTAAAACTTACTGGCAACCAAACCAAAGCAGGTGTATTAACATTATCCGATACTCCCAAAATGGGTGCAATAGCTGAAAAAACAGCAGATGCAGGAGTAACTGTTGATGGACTACTTATTAAAGATGGTACACTAGCAAATTGGGATGGTTGGATTATAGCTAACGAAACTTGGACAAGAACTGGCAATTTTACTTTTACTATTTCCGGTGATGTAACCGTTAAATATCCTAAAGGAACTAAAGTTAGATATAAAGATGGCGGGACTTATGAGTATGGCTATGTTATTAGTGCTACTTACGGAGCGCCTAATACTACCATTACTTTGGCTACCAATACCGATTATGCAATGGCGGCAGCTACAATTACAGATAATTATTATTCTTATGTTGAAACTCCACGGGGATTTCCTCAATATTTTAACTGGACACCAACTTTATATGGTTCAGGTGCAATGACCTGGACTTCAACTACAATATTCATATCTAAATTTTGCATAAAGGGAAATAGTTGTTTTCTTGAACTTCGTGCAATGGGTACAACTGGGGGAACAGCAGCAAATGTATTGGCATTTTCATTGCCAGTATCTGCGCTTAATACTACTGAAAATTATGAAATTATAGGTAATGTTACTCTTGTGGATGCTGGGACTTATATGACAGGTCTTAGCATAAATGAATCTGGAACAAAAATAAAAATATTAAAATATAATATTGCAAACTATAGTCTTGGTGCAAATACAGGATTTATTGTTAATGGAAGCTATATAATTTAAAGGATAAATTATGGTAACTGAATTTTTAACAAAAAAAATAACATTTACAGATGTTGGACATATAACAATTACAACTCCCAGAGTAAATTTCTTGGCTGGGGGGGAAACCTTAACCTGTGAAAAGATAAGTTTTCCACTGTATGTAGCATATAAGATTACAGCAATAACAATTAAATGCGATACTGCTATTACTGATAAATTAAAATTAAGGAGAATTAAATGAAATTTACAAATGCACCGGTTGCGTGGACACCTGATACAGTTTGCGATTCAGATAAATTTAATCGGGAAATAAAAGAGAAAATGGACGATATAGAAAAGGGATTAAGTTCAAAATTAATTACATCAACAAGAATTATGACAGCCGATCCAGGTGATGTATCTTATAATGGAGTAGGATTTACGCCAACAAGTATTCAAGCTTTAACGGTAATCGATGGGACGGTTTACTTTAGTGTAGGATTTGCAGACTCTTCAAAAGCAGGTCAAGCATTATATGAACATGCTGCTGTAAAGGGTTCTGGTGCATATTTAATACTTATAGCTTCAGCCACCAACAAGTTTCAGACTGCAATAGTTAAATCCTACGATGCTGATGGATTCACTCTAACTTGGACAAAAACAGGCACTCCTACAGGAACAGTCAAATTAAGTTTTTTATGTTTTAGATAAAGCGGAGAAAATATAATGGCAAAAGACAATAATGGTAAAGCTACAGTACAAAAATTATATGATGAGATTATTCCCATAGTAAAGGAGATTGCAATTCATACGGTTGAACTTGTTGATATTAAAAAAGATATAGAAAATATTCAAATTGATATGAAATCTAAAATATCAATTAGGGCATTTGTATCTTGGTTGACTTCTTTGTCAATAGTAATAGGAATTATAATTACGATAATGGCAATAAGGTGATTATATGAATAATGAATTTTATTGCGGTGGCGACCATTATAATAATAGTTTACCACATAAAGATTTACAGATATTTTGCCACCGGATTGACCATAAAATTTCCTGGGGATTATCTGACAATGCTTTAAAACATCAATTACTTTACGGTATGCACAATGATGGTTTCTATACCAGAAGTGATATTAACTTAGATAAATTCCTAACTGATTGCAAGACTTATAATGTCATTCCGATAGTATGCAATAACGGTTACTATCAGGATAATATGCCGATAGTCAGTGAATACGCTAGAAGATGCAGGATTATAAATGACATCTTAAAAGAACGTGGCTTTATAAAGGCATATATTTCTATAATGAATGAGCCGAATACTGCAACCGGATTTAACACAGTAATTTATACAAATATAGTTAATGAATCCAAGAAGGTAATTAAGGATTATCCGGTAATTGCCGGCAATGACGAATTTGGTAACCTAGATTGGAACTATCTACTGGATAACGGTAAGTTTGATGTGCTTGGAGTGCATCCATTATCATCTTTAGGCTATCCTGCTCAATGGAATAGACTATTAGATTGGGCTACTATGGCTACGGCTAGAGGCAAGAAATATATTATTACCGAAGGCGGATCCTGGTTTAAATCTTACTTTTCCCTAGAAGGCTTTACCGTAATTAAAAATATGATACTTAAAGCTAAGTACCACGGCTATGAGGCAGTATGTATTGTAGCACTTGATAATAATGGTGCTACAAATCCAAATCTAGGTTTTAGGAAATTTAACTATA